CTTATAGGGATATCTTGAATTAATGGATAATTCTGTATCCCTTTACCTCGCCCTAGGCTTTTGCGATAAACACGGATATAACCTGCTTTTTTTAATTCTTCAAAAGCGTTTCTATGAGCCTCTCTGCCATTTTTAGATCTCTGGGAGATTTCCTCAAGATAAGGCCTCCAGGTTTCCTTGTTAGTCATGAGCACCCATAGCAATCCCTTAGCTTGTAGGCTTAGTTGCCCGTTTTGAGCTGAATGGTTGTTCATCTGCGTATAGTTTTCATGAGTGTTTCTCTGAATGTACTGCATACCTCATATTTAAGCCCCTTTCTGTAACTCTCGCTTGTTCATGCTTAAAATGATGTCATAGTAGGAATGACCAGCGGGGATGACATAGCCTGTAAGGTCGTCTAACTGTGATCCGTCTGCCATGACATTTGAGATGCGTGGCTCCCATTTCTTTTTTACTTTTTTCATTGTACGTACCTCCACTTATAGCCGTGCGCTAAGTTTCTACGGCCTTTAGCTACACGAACTATCAAAGATGAGGGCACCCCTGTTTCTAATGTAGCGTGTTTTATGCTTTTAAAAATTCTGATTGGTTCCTCGTCAGGCGATAATTGCAATACAGCTTTATAGCGACCAACACTTGACCTCTTTGTTCGGCTGCCATGATTAGCATTTTCCTTATCTGTTGCCCATTCAAGGTTTCCAACATAATTATTTAGCTTGTTTTCGTCAATGTGATTGACAGTCCTTTTATTTTCTATGTTTGGGATAAAAGCCTCTGCGACTAATCTATGAACCCTAAAAGATTTAGCCTTTTTGTTCTTGTATAGATTTACAGCGAAATAGCCCTCTGATACGCTAGGCTTTAACTTCCTTGGCCGTCTGTTCCCGTCTCCGACCGTCCAAACGTCACCGTAGTTTGATATTTTATAAAGCCCCTCATATCCCTTTATATCTTTCATTTTCATATTAGTTTTGATATAATTACCTCGTAAAGTATTTTTCTTACTCCCTCAATGGAATTGCCGTTCCTTGAGGGCTTTTTGTTTTAACCTGGTAGCAATTCCTGGTTAAGAAATTTATTGATGAAATACTGCTGCCCCTTGCCAGTTACAAGTGGGGTCTTGCTTACTGTGATGTGGCCGTCAGCGTGCGTGATACTTGTTTCTTTAACACGAATAAGCCCCATCTCTACGCTCTTCTGTGTCGGCATATTCCAATCACGGCCATTCCGCTTGATTAGGTATCCATGAGCTCGTAGCCAGCTAAACAAGCGAGTTGCTCCGATATCTACCCCGTTTTGTTTGAGTAGCTTGGCAAGCTCTCCAACCAAGATAGATGTATGGCTAGCACTGACTGCCTCAGCGAATAGTACCTTAGGACGATCAGCCTCGATTTTAGCCTCTAGTTTGTGGACTTTCTGATCAGCCATAAGTAACGCCCTTGCCATAATCTTCTCAGGGCTGTTGAAGTCTTTTTCTACTTGGATAAAGTATTGTCGGACTTGCTTGCCTCGTTCGGTTCGTTGGATCATCGCAATTTCTTTGGCCATGTCTAGCTTGATGACGTGGTCAGTCGTGTCTTGCAGACCTCCAGGGGTGCGACATTTTTGGGTCACCCTTAAAAAGTCATCGTTTTCATTAAAGCCGTATTCAGTCATGCGACTAAACCACTTCTTATACTCTGTTTTGACTTCCAGAGCCTCATGTAGTCGTCTTCCTGAAACCACTGGCTCCTGACTATCATTTAGAGTTATTTCAATAAGTTTGTTCATGTTGTTTCCTTTTTGATATAATTTAGCCATCTCATCTGAAAGGAGAAAAGCTATGGTTACTTGTCACATCATGATTAATGGCCATGTTGAGCCTGTGCCAATGGCATTGCCCGCTATTCCTACTATAGGTTCTGTCATCGCTAAGTCAGCAGACCATAAATCTGAGCATTACTTGGTAAAATGCGTTGAGTATGTCAATGGACACAAGAGCGTTAATCTACATGTTCAACCATTTCCTAACCAAATCAGTGCTGTCAACGCTGTTGATGGTTTCAGGAACAGTAGATAGTTCTACTATCTTGAACCAATACCTGTCTAGCACCTTTTTATCAACATAGACCGCTTGTTCGCATAAACCGATGTGTCCATCAACGACTATCGCCCTGCGGACAAGTAGGTCTTTTTCGTTTTCTAGTTCGATTCGTCCAGCGATGTCACCAGAGATTTCAAGGTACTTGCCGACTAAACTATTTTTCATGTTTGCTCCTTTCTATTCTGTCGCATTAGTTATGAACGAATTTTCGTTCACTAGGTTAAAAAATTAAGCAGTGTCGCCTGCTGGTGTAAAAAGATATTTTAGTTCATATTCTGGGAAAAATTTTTCCTGAACTAGCATAGCTTCTTGAAAAGTGAAAGGGTACTTTCCTCTTAGTTTGTCGCTAACGGTTTGAGATCGTACACAAAGATAGTCAGCGATATCTACAATGGAGATACCTTTTTCCTTTCGCGCCTCGTCAATGTTTAACATACGCAACTCCTTTCTGAACGAAATATCGTTCATTTGTATTTAAATTAAAGCTCTTTGATGAGCTTGATTATATGATAAACTTTTTTTCGTTCATTGTCAACAGAAAAACGTTAATTTTTTAATTTTCTTTTTCTTTACAAACGAATTTTCGTGTGATATAATGTAAAAAAAGGAGAAATAGCTATGACAGAACAGGAATTAAGAGAACTCATAGAATTGAAATATGGGAGTGTTCGACAGATGGCATTAAAAGTAGATATGCCAGCTTCTACTATAAATTCCATTCTCAACAGAGGAATTTTAAAATCTAATGTTGATAATATTTTTAAAATCTGCTCAGCGCTTGGGATTCGCCCTGAAACATTGGCAGACGGCGTGGATTTTCATAAAGCAGAGACTGAAGTGCCTGAAATCCTAACGGTCTACAATCAACTAGAAGAACCGAGACAAGAGAAGGTCCTCGGATTTGCCAATGCTCAACTTGATGAACAGGAAAGCTCTAAGGTTGTTTCTATCTTCGAGAAGGTAAACAATGAAGATTATATCATTGACTACGTAGAGGGGTTAGTAGCTGCTGGTCATGGTACTTTCCAAGAAGACAATTTACACATGGAGGTAAGACTAAGAGCCGAAGACGTACCAGAGAAATATGACACTATTGCTAAAGTAGCTGGCGACTCGATGGAGCCTCTTATAGAAGATAACGATCTATTGTTTATTAAGATTACTAGTCAGGTAGAAATCAATGATATCGGCATCTTCCAAATCAACGGCAAGAACTTTGTTAAAAAGCTAAAAAGAGATTATGATGGATCCTGGTACTTGCAGAGTTTAAATAGTGGATACGAGGAAATCCATCTGACAGAGAATGACGATATTCGAACCATTGGGGAAGTCGTAGATATTTATAAACCGTAAAAATAAAAAAAGTCTTTAGGAGGACATTATGAAAAAAATTACACTGGTAGCAATCGCTACAATCACTTTATTTATAGCTGGGTGCAGTCAAAACACTACTGCAGAACCAGAGCAAGAACAAAGCACGGAACAAGTCTCATCATCAAGTAAGACATCAACTTCTTCAACTTCTTCTAGTGATGCTTTACAAGGACGTTCTGCTTACGATGTTTTTGTAGACAATTTCAAAGCATGGGTGCATGGAGTCGATCCTAAAGCGTCTGTTAATTCAACCGAGAAAGATATAGCAATCACTATTTCAGATACCCTAACCGATGAACAGATTAAACAGGCTCAACCTATGGTTGACGGTATGCTTAAAATAAAACAGTCCGGAGAGGAAGAGCTTAGAAAGTACGATCCGAACTTCAAAGCTCCCAATCTTATCGTTTTAGATGCTAATGCGAAAGTTATTGCACAAGAACAAGATGGTAAAATGATTTTAGATAAATAAAAAAAAGCCCCACGCTTTCAAAAGTTTGGCGACTTCAAGCGTGAGGTTTTGAAAAGATAAAGAAAGGATTTCAAAATGTTTTATTTTGAAAGGGTCTTTCTGTACTCTATTTTATCAAAAATGGAGGTGAAAGACAATGAATAAAGTAGCATTATATGTACGGGTATCCACTACTTCCCAGTTGGAAGAGGGGTACTCGATAGATGAACAGAAAGCAAAACTGGAAAGCTACTGCGATATTAAGGACTGGCACGTTTACAAAGTTTATACAGACGGGGGTTTTTCTGGATCGACTACAGAAAGACCAGCACTAGAGCAACTAGTACAAGATGCCCAGAGCAAGCTATTTGACACGGTACTAGTATACAAGCTGGATCGTTTGAGCCGTAGCCAAAAAGACACGCTCTATTTGATAGAGGATGTGTTTTTAAAAAATAATATCGAGTTTGTCAGCTTGCTCGAAAATTTTGACACCTCAACACCATTCGGGCGGGCCGTTATTGGTTTATTATCCGTATTCGCTCAACTTGAGCGTGAGCAAATAAAAGAGCGTATGCAACTAGGCAAGTTAGGCCGTGCCAAAGCTGGAAAATCTATGATGTGGGGCAGAACTTCCTATGGTTACGACTATCAGAAAGAGACAGGGTCACTGACCATAAACCCAGCACAGTCGATAGTGGTTAAGTATATTTTCGAGCGATATCTGGCTGGGCGGTCTATTACTAAATTAAGGGACGACTTAAACGAGCGCTACCCAAAAGAAATTAGCTGGAATTACAGAGCTGTCAGAGGCATCCTGTCAAATCCTGTCTACTGTGGCTACAATCAGTACAAGGGCCAGCTATTCCCAGGAGAGCATGAGTCTATCATCTCAGAAGACGTGTACAAGAGGACGCAAGAGGAGCTAAAGATCAGACAGAGGACTGCTGCAGAAAAGACAAATCCTAGACCGTTTCAGGCTAAGTATATGCTGTCAGGCCTTGCTCAGTGCGGGTATTGCCACGCACCTCTCAAGCTAATAATGGGCGGTGTCCGTAAAGACGGCACTAGATTTATTAGATACGAGTGCTACCAACGACATCCGAGAAAGACGGCTGGTGTCACTGTCTACAACAATAACCAAAAATGTCACTCAGGATCTTATGACAAGGACGAATTAGAGAAATATATCATCACAGAGATAAGCAAGCTACAGCATGACCAGAGCTATATTGAGCAATTATTTAGCACTAAATCAAGCACTATAGACCGTGATAGCTATCAAAAACAGATTGAGGAGCTAACTAAAAAACTGAGCAGGCTGAATGACTTGTATATTGATGATCGCATCACCTTGGATGAACTACAAAAAAGGTCCTCAGAATTTATGACAATGAGGACAGCGCTTGAGGAAGAATTAAAAAATGACCTGATTTTAAATTATGATGAAGAATCTTCAAAAGAAAGCAGTGCGGATAAAGCGGATACCTCAGCTATAGATGCAGACGGAGTATTTACAGTAGGTTTCGATCAGGATTTCCCTCCTATGGGATTTGTAGATGATAACGGTGAGTTTACAGGTTTTGACCTTGAACTTGCGGCTGAAGTTGCAAAAAGACTCGGTCTTGAGATCAAATACCAGCCTATAGCATGGGATGCTAAGGAAATGGAGATCGAGAGCGGCAACATTGACGTGATCTGGAACGGTTTTACTACTAACGGACGTGAAGATGATTATACATGGTCCAAACCATATATGGAGAATAAGCAGGTATTTGTTGTAAGCAAGGATTCAGGTATAACAAAGGTAGAAGACTTAAAGGGTAAAAAGGTAGAAGTTCAGGTAGACTCTTCGGGAGAAAAAGCATTGGCGGACAATAAAGAACTTGCTGATACATTCGCAAGCCTTGTTACCACAGCAGATTACAATACAGCGTTCCAGGATCTTGAGATGGGTGCAACCGATGCGGTGGCTATGGATATAATCGTTGCAGGTTATCAATTAAAGAAAAGAGGAGACGATAAGTACATTATATTGGAAGAAGA